GGCGGGTGACGGCGTGGCAAGTGCTGACTCTGTTTCCAACGACCTCGTGGCTGGGTTCTTGGGGCAGTGGAGAACGGGAGTCAGTGCACAGACTTCTCCCATGCTGGTAGTTCGAAACCTAGGAGTCTCGACTAGCGCCTACTACGCACTCCACCCCACTCTGCTCCCTGGTCGTAAGTACACGATCAAGGGTAAAGTTTGGGGATACTTCAACAACCAGAATGGCACGGCTCACGCGAATGCGGGCCGAATGGTCCTGACCTACAACAACGGCTCTGGACCGATCACAATCACGTCTAACCAGCCTGTCTACGATCCAGTAACTGGACCCCCCATTTTCAGCTCCATCACGGAGAGCAACGACTGGGGACAGCTCTCCATGACGTTCACTCTTCCTGCAACTGTCACAGGACTAGAGCTGCAACTCTGGAACGGTGTGGCTGACCAGACCCTTTCAGGCTTCCGTGCCAACTCAGAGAACTTCTGGTCGGAGATTCTGATCACGGAGATCCCTCTGGATTCTCCAGGCTGGGCGCTGGGTTACTTCGATGGAAGCACTGACCCGACTCCCGACTGGAGCCACGGTACAGACACCTCCAACTGGCAGACACCTGGATACGGACGCACTGTCCCGGATTCCGATTTCATCAACGAGTGGATCGGCACTGCGGACATTGGGCAGAGCAAGGTCGGACTCGCACCGATCAAGTACATGGGTCAGTCTGCACAGCACGGAGGAGTCACAGGACAGGGCATCGCGGGTGGAAGCTCACTGCACCCCGTTACTGGAACGAAGTCGATTCGAGTCATCCCTGACTCAACAAACGACTCCTACGCTCTGGTCACCAACACCATGGCGGCGCTCACCACGAACACCACGTACTACGTACGGGCACGGGCCTTCCTTCCAGCTCCGCTCACCGGGACTCTCCACGCGAATGCGCGCAAGGTAGTTCCTCTGTGGTCCGCTGGGTCCATCACGGTGGTGTCTGAAACCGTGGTCCCGAACATCGCTGGATTCAACGACTACGAGCTGGTGTTCACTACTCCAGCCACAGGCGGGTTCATGGGCTTCCGGTTGTACGACGGTGCAGCTCAGGGTGGTGGAGAGATCTTCTGGGACACCTTGCTGGTGATCGCCAACTTCGCCGCCAGTGCTCAGTACTTCGATGGCTCCTTCTCCTCACTAGATCCAGATCTGGGGGGAGGCTGGAGTGGTGCGGCTAACGACTCCACGAGCGTGCTCCGCGCTCTCCTCACCCAGAAGACGTTCACGGGAAAGACCCACCACTGCGTAGCAGTCGTGTCCAACAAGTGGGTGTCTGACGCTTCTCGCTCCATGCGAATTCTTCCCATCGACAACAGCAACGAGTCCTACGTAGGAGGATCTCCCGCATCATTCACACACGGGATGGCGGCAGGGAAGACCTACACCTTCTCCGCTCAGCTCCACCTGATCGCAGCTCAGACGGGAGTGCTGCACGCGAACGCTCGCACGCTCCAGATCTTCTACACGGATGCCGGGGGAGTCGATCACGTTTTCACCTCTGCTCAGGCCCCGAACGTGCTGGGGACTACTCAGGATCTCTCAGTCACCGCGACCATTCCAGCGGACGCTCTGGGGGCATCTATCCGGATGTGGAACGGAGCGAGCTACGGCAACGGGGATGTCTACTACGACAAGGGAATCCTCATCGAGGTGGAAGACAGCGCTCACCCGTACCAAGGCATCTGGTTCGATGGAAGCACGCCCGACACGGACTTCGCTGACTTCGAGTGGACCGGCACAGCGAACGCTTCGACCTCTATCATTCGAGGAGTGGCTAGCGCCGAGCCTGTGAAAATTACATACCAGCCCATGTGGCTGTAGGAGAAGACCATGAGTCTCGAAATCGAGGTCTATGACCGCGAGAATCCTTTCATCAAGAAGGACATCATCCCGAACCGGGTAGCCCCGAAGTTCCTGGATGAGATGAAAGGCGTGGGCGGCGGTAGCTTCGACATCTCCACGCGGGACAAGCGCATCGTCTCAAATTCTTCTTTGCTGGATGACTGGAACGTCGTCAAGTGCAAGGTTGATGGCAAGGTCCGGGGTGCCTTCCTCATCCAAAGCTCCAACGAGACCTACGTAGATTCCGGGGAAGCTTCGGACGAGACGGTCTCTATCGCGGGAGAGGGACTCAAGACGTGGTTCCGCAACGCCACGCTCTACCCGTACGGCGGTCTCAAGACTCTTTCCTCAGACGACCGAGCTTTCTCGTGGGCCTCCGAGCAGGGCGATTGGTATCACACCGCTGACTGGGTTCCTGCCGTCAACGTGGCGCAGTACCTCTCCGCTACAGCCATCGCTACCTGGAGCACAGCTCCTCAGGACTGGCCTGACGCTCCCCTGTCTCAGTGGATTTGGGACCGCAGCACAGCCAACGTCTCAGCCCCCGTGGGGACGTGCTACTTCCGTTTCGAGTTCGACACCCTAGTTGATCAGTCGGTGTCGTTCTTCTTCGCCGCCGACAACCAATTCGAGGTTTACGTAGACGCTCAGCAGATCATTCAGGATCTCGGAGCATCGCCCGCGTGGGTCTCCAACCACCAGACGGATGTCAAGCTCCTCGCGGGGCACCACATCGTGGCCGTGAAGGCGTCCAACCAGGGTGGACCGGCAGCCCTCATCGGCGCCATCCTCGCGGCAGGAGATGCCACCACAGGGACTCCCGCAACACTGATCAGCTACACAGGAGCACCGGGCTGGAAGGTCAACTCCTACCCGGCAATCGAGCCTGGTTGGACCCCGGGTGAGATCATCCTCAAGATCATGGATGAGGCCGAGGGCCGAGGCGTCCGTTTCCCCACCTGGCTCACCCCGACCTTCACCAGCACTCACGACTCCAACGGAGCGCTCTGGGACAATCCGCAGCCGTGGATCTTCAACGTCGGTGACGAGTACCTCAACATCATCGAGAAGCTGGAAGAGCTTTACTGTGACATCTGGATCGATCCGGACACGTACTTCCTCTATGCCTGGAAGTCCCGAGGAATCGACCGTTCGGTGTCGGTCGGAGGGGAAGACCCTGTATCCATTCGGGTGGCTAAGAACGTCCTCAAGGCGGGAGAGACCAAGACCTCAGCCATCAAGAACGTCCTTCTGGTCAAGACTTCGGAAGGGTGGATCGTAAAAGAAGATCCAGACCTAGCTGATTCCCCCTTCGGTAGGTCAGAAGGAAAGCTCCAGACCGATCTAGGGCTGGCTCTAGCGAATGATGTTGCCTTGCTGGCCTTCGATCAGATCGCGCAGCCTGAGACCTCAGCAAGCTTCGACTTCCTAGACACCGCAGATGTCGTCCCCTTCGACAAGTTCCAAGTCGGAGATCATCTTCTTGCTCCCGGCAAGGAGGTGCTGGAGAAGCGACGGGTAGTTTCTATCGCTCTCTCGGAGGCTGGGGACACGGGCAAGACTCAGTACGCCGTCGAGTTCGACACCATCTACAAGGACAACGAAGAGCGCATCAACAAGGCGCTCAACAACCTGTCGAACGGTACGGGCTTCCTAGGATCTCTAGCCAACGTCAGTGCAGCCGGTGGTTCGGGAGGGGTGAAGTCGTCTCTACCTTCCGGAGGCGGTGGTACTCCAGGCGGTGGTGGGTCTGTAACGATCCCTACGCCCCCTACAGGGCTTGTAGGAAGCTCCACGGGTGTATGGACACCCCCGGGGGATTCAGTGGCTCAGATCCGTCTCGCGTGGTCTCCAGTAACCACGGACACTACGGGCGCTTCGATGACCCCGTACCTCTACGAGATCTGGGCACGACGTAACCGGACTCTCTCTCAGCGCACCGTCTCCAACCTGTGTGCCAACCCGAGCTTCGAGACCGGCCTAGCGGGAGTGGGAGCCAACTCCGGAACCACGGCTACCCAGTCGAACACCTGGAGCAAGTACGGTACCTACTCGCTCAAGCTCTCTCCCTCTGCCACGCCTACGACCACCTTCGCCACTCTGGATGGAGGTCCTGGAGGATTCCGCTCCGGTCTCTCAGCGGGCAACACCTTCACCGCTAGCTCCTGGATTCATCTCGGATCAGCTCAGGGTGGAACTCCTAACGACCTCGCTCGCACCATCTCGATTGTCTACGTCGATTCTGGTTCGGTCACGCGCACGGTCACCTCAGCTCAGGCACCGAACGCAGCGGGTGACTACCTCATCAGCGTCCAGGCATCGATCCCAGCGGGCGCACTCGCTGCATGGGTCATGGTCTACAACGGATCGAACAGCACCACTCCGGTGGATGTCTTCTTCGACGGCATCATGGTCGTGGCGGGTACCACGCTTCACGACTACGTAGACGGATCTCGCCCGAGTGATGATGTCTATTCCTACGCATGGGCAGGAACAGCTCACGCCTCCACGTCCATCCGGATTACAGCCGACAAGAAGTACCTCCTAGGGTCCGTACAGGCCACTGGTGCCCTTCTACGGCCTTTGCCACCCGGGGAGGACTGGTTCTTCGGGATCATCGCTGTCAGCACCTCAGGCGGGCGCTCAGCACAAAGCGCAGAAGTAGCTGTAACCACTGCATACCCAGACGAGACTGTGCCCGCACCATCGGCACCCTCTCTCGCATCCAAGTACGGGATCGTCCGCGCTGTCTGGGATGGAAACCTGGATGGCCGAGCACCTGAGAGCCACTTCGGATTCGTCTTCGCTGAGACATCTGTGGCAGCCACAGGTCCGTGGTCACCTACTGGTCAGCCGCTGACCCAGACCGGAACCATCGTCATCCCGGGACAGGTGGATTCCACGACGGTGTATGTACACCTCGTGGCGGTGGACAACCTAGGTCGCAAGGGCGCTCCGTCAGCCCCAGTCGCAATTCTTGTTTCGGACACGGCAGGATCTGGCGGTGGAGGATCGAGCGGTCTTGCCGCCATGCCAGCCGGTATGGTCACGACATGGGCGGGAACCTCAGCCCCCGCTGGATGGCTCATGGCCGATGGCTCAGCCGTCTCGCGCAGCACGTACGCAGACCTCTTTGGAGTGATCGGCACCACCTACGGCGCGGGTGATGGGTCTACGACCTTCAACGTCCCGAACCTCAAGGGCAACGTGCCTGTAGGTAGGGACTCCGCACAGACGGAGTTCAGCGCGCTGGGTCAGGTAGGTGGATCGAAATCCCACTACCACAAGGCCACGGGGTCTAAGAGCGGAACTGTTCTCGCTGGAGACATGAGAGCAGCGATTGGTGCAGTAAACGGAGACATTGCACGGCTTGGGTATGTGGCTGTTGGCCGACACCCCGACGCCCCGTCCGTCGTGGCTTCTTACAGTGGGACCTTTGGCACCGTTTCATCTACGTCATACACGGTGAACCACAACACCCCGGTGTATGGAGAGACCTCCACTGAGCTGGGATTGCAGCCGTACGTCACCCTCAACTACATCGTCAAGTACACGGTCTATGACGGACTGGCAGGGTCTGTTCTTCCAGCTGGTTCGATCCAGCCGTGGCCGAGTGACACGATCCCTGCCAACTGGGTGCTCTGTAACGGTCAGGCGATCTCCAGAACCACCTTCGCCAGCCTTTTCGCCACCATCGGAACGGTCTACGGAGTCGGTGATGGCTCCACTACCTTCAACGTGCCCGACTTCCGTGGTCGGACTCTGGTGGGCAAGGACGCCACTCAGACGGAGTTCACCCCGCTAGGCAAAACAGGCGGCGAGAAGGCTCACACCCTCACGCTCGATGAGATTCCCAAATACGCCCTCTGGCTCTCGACGGCCTCCTACAGCCCTGGAGTCAACACTCTCTTCAATCCGGGGTCGAGTTTTGGAATATCGACGTTGAATGGAGCTGCAACCGCAGCACACAACGTCCTCCAGCCATACAGTGCCGTCAACTACATCATGAAGACGAGTAACGGGGACACCCCCGGGGACTCCCAGCTCACCACCCGCGTGAGCAATCTGGAAGCGGACTCTGGCTGGATCAAGATTGGTGATGTAGGAGCACCCGCATATTCCTCAGGCTGGTCAAGTTACGTGGACGCCGCCGTGCCGTGGTCTGGCCTCTATATCCGAAAGATTGGAAACACCGTTCACTACGCTGGGGCGGCTCAGAAGTCAGGAAGCTGGACCAACCTCACAGTGGTGTTCGTCTTCCCCGTGGGGTGGAGACCGTCTGTTTCAATTCAAGGAATCAGTACGGTGGTGCGCGCCACAGGTGAATTCGCTACCGCAGCGGGGACTACGGCTCTCGCTTGGGGAGGAAGCTTCCCAGTCGGCTGACCCGCCCGCTAGATCTGCCGATAGTAGGAGGGGACGATAGTGGGGGGAACACTGGTGGTAATCAGGAATACGGGGCCTCTTCGCCCTACATTCGAGGACATCCTCCGGGCTATCGGGTATCTCACCCTGGTGGTCTGGGGAGTCATGTTCTTGTGCTTCCCGCCCGACGCCTATATCAACACGGTGGACATCGCGTCCCGCCTGAGTTGGATGGGTATCGGAATCTTGGGGTCCTCGCTGGCCGTGGTGGGGTCTCTGACCCGCATCGACATCAAGCTGGAGTTCCCTGGCATCCTCTTGGCTCTGATCGCGCCGCTGTTCTACTCCGCAGCTCAGGTCTACTTCTCGATCTACCCCCTCGTGGGAACCAACCCCACCTCGCGGTTCGCTCTGGCTGTCTACGCCATCGTGCCGTTCTTCCTCATGCTCCCTCGTGCCTACGCTCTGTATGCCGAAAGCCGTCGTCTCAAGCGGATCACCGTTGCTAGCTCTAAGGCGTGGGCGCTCTCGCACCCTGACGAGGTTGAGCAAACCGGACGGGCAGTCAGCTTCATCAAGAAGGGGGTCTGACTCCAGTGAACCAAATTCTTCTTTTTGCTGTCCTTCTGCCCAAGCTGGCAGCAGAGGTACGTCCTTCCGTGGATCTCAACGCTCTGGTCTCCGGAGGTTCGGGAGCCGCTCTGATCTCCGCGCTCATCTTCGTGGGCAAGCTCATCCTGGACCGCACCATCCCGTCTCGTTCTGACGCACGGGCCAACGTGAGCCTGGTTCTAGAGGGCCTCAACAACATGGTGAAGGTTCTCCAGGAAGAGAAGATCGCTGATGCAAAGCGACTCACTGACAAGACAGACCGCATCGAGCAGCTAGAGGCAGCAGCCGACAAGGACTACGACCGGATCTCAGAGCTGAGAGCAGAGATCATCGACCTTCGCCAGCGTCTCTCCACCAAGGACCGTCACATCAACACTCTGGTGTCTGAGCTTCGCAAGCTGGGTGCACAGGTCACCGGCCTGGAGCTGGACGACATCGACAACCTAGAGGTCACGCTCACCACTGAGGCTGTGCGGAAGATGCAGGGCAAGGCCGACACCGGAGAGACTCCCGCTGTTCCGTCTGGCCGATAGTAGCCCCAAGTAATTCCACCCTCTCGAAAGGAATCCCCTCATGGACCTATTCACCGCTTCGTGGTGGAAGGCTTCGCTCATCCGTGCCGGTCGCACGGCTCTGGTTGTCGCCGTCCCCTACGTCACTGCCTCCGTCGCTGGTGCGATCCCATATCTCACCATCCTGTCGGCAGCAGCCATCGCCGCGTTCCTGTCCCTGGTGACTTCCCTCTTCGGGATCTCAGAGGTCAGCGGAACAGAGCGCCCCTGGTGGTTTGCCGTCCTGGCTCGCGTGGTGAAGACCACGGCTCAGGCAGCCATCGCGGGTGTCGGCACCGCCGTACTCGTGACCGACGTGAACTGGACCCTACTTGGTCAGAACGTCCTGGTCGCAGCATTCGGCTCCTTGCTCCTCGGAATCATCACGGTGCTTCCTGAGGCTCCCAAGCCGGTCCTGGACAATGGGACCAACGCTTCGGGTGTCACCACCATCACCAACCTCAACATCACACCAGCCACTCCTGAGGCAGCTACTGCCGCAGTGGAGGCCGTGCAGAACAAAAAGGAGACCACCCTGTGAACGAAAGCGATTTGGTAGAAGGCTACGCATGCCCCATCGATCCGATGGAAGCACTACAGTGCGAGTCGTGCCAGTAGGCTAGCTCCCGATAGGGAAGCAAGCAGAGGACCCGAGATGATTCCAGGATCTCGGGTCCTTTGTCATGACACGCCGAGAAATGAGCGAAATACTTTTAATCACCAGGGTTAGGAGGTATCCTCAACCGCATGGCGAGTCCGGTTCAACTTGAAGCATTCCAGCCCCTAGTCCAAGAGACACTTCGGGCGCTGGAGGCTGACTTCCGCATCTCGGAGACCATCGCCTACGCAGCAGGTACGCTAATTCAGCGTCAGGCAGCGAAAGCTCAGAAGATTTCCCTCAAGGGTGTGAACCTAACTCCTGCCGACGTATAACGGTTAGGAGGTACACACGCCCTGTGTTGAAATTTGACGTTCGAAACTTCGATGACGCCCGCCGAGAGTTGCTCGCGTGGAAGGCTCACGAGTATGCACAATTCAAGCTCCCCAAGCTCACGTACTGGAATTATGACCTCTGTCGCCAGCACCGTAGAGGCTGGATCGAGATCTACAACGATGTCGAGAATGGGAATCCGGACGCAGAGCGTCTAATCACCACCCGACCCAAGCCAGGATGCCGCAAGTGTGGCATCCACTTCCGTGAGCACCAGCACATCTCCATCATGTGGATGTACCTCAAGAAGCGGGGGCTTCTCGCGGACACCATGGGGTCAGGTAAGACGACCTCCGCTGGTGGCCTAGTGGCAATGCTGATGGAGACCGGAGAGCTGTCTCTACGGAGGGTCAAGGGTGGTGCCGATGGGATGGGTAGGGTCGTCATCACCCCGAGATCTCCAGCTCTCCACCAGTGGTATGACGAGCTTCTCCGGATGATCCCGAGCCTAAGCATCGTCATCGCAGAGGGGACGAAGAAGCAGCGCCGGGAACTCTATGCGCAGCCCTGGCATGTCCTTCTTATCGGCCCCGAGATGCTGAACCAAGACATCGATGACATCATGCGATTCGACCTCTCGCTGTTCATCACCGACGACATCGACTCCCTAAGGAACCCGGAGACCGACACCAGCTACTCGTGCGACCGTCTAGGACGCAAGGCCGACCGCTACTTCATCATGAGCGGTACCCCTCTCCAGAAGCGTCTACCGGAGATCCACGCTGTTCTAGACGGCGTGGGTGGGGATCGAATCCTAGGGAACCGTTCCAAGTTCGAAAGAGACTTCGTTCGCTCTGAGACAGTCACGCAGTATGACGAGCGGACTGGGATCGAGATCGGCAAGCAGAAGATCACGGGCTACAAGAACACGGGCCTACTCAAGCGCCAGATCGCCCCACTGATCATGCGGCGCACAGCAGCGGATCTAACTGACGTGCACCTTCCAGCCATCGTCCCCGACGACATCTTCTTGGATCTCTATCCGCAGCAGCGAGCCAAGTATGAGGAGTTGAAGAAGGGGGTCATCAAGATCCTTCGTGAAGAGGGTGAGCAGATCAAGCACACCACGGCCCTCTCCAAGCTCCACTACGGAGCAGCTATCTGTGGAGGACTAGCCACCCTAGGTGAGCTGGACGGCCCGTACACCAGCGTCAAGATGGACTGGATCATCGACAAGATTCAGGACGGCGGGGACCTAGGTGACGAGAAGGTAGTCATCTTCGCTCAGTTCAAGACCAGTATCCGTGCCCTACAGACTCGAATGACAGCAGCAGGGATTGGATTCGAGACCGTGTGGGGAGAGGTCAAGGACAAGACCGCCCGACGCAACTCTCAGGAGCGCTTCTGGAACGACCCGAGTTGCCGAATTCTTCTTGGCACCCGGGCCATTGAGCAGTCTCTAAACCTCCAGGTCGCCCGCCACCTCATCAACATGGACATGATCCTGAATCCAGCTCGAATGGAGCAGCTTGCAGGTAGAATCCGTCGAGATGGGTCAGCCTTCCAGCACGTCTTCGTGCACAACCTCCTGACAGTCGGAACACAGGAGGAGCGGTACCTACCACTTCTCGAAAGGGAAGCCGCAATCGCCGGTCACATCTGGGATGAGAGTTCTGAGCTGTTTCAGTCTCTATCTCCGATGGACATGTTGCAGTTGATCGCAGCGTAGGGAAGCCATGGATGCAGCACAGAAGAAGCTGGTGGAGGACAACGTTCCTCTAGCCCGGTACCTAGCACGCTCCGTTTGGGAACGGAACCGAGCGAACATGGACCTCGATGAGGTGACTTCGATGGCCTACATCGGCCTAATCAAGGCAGCCACCAAGTTCGATCCGTCCAAGATGTCAGAGGAAACTCTAATCAGTGGCAAGGCATTCTCTGGCTGGGCACGAAAGTGGATCAATGGCGAGATCATGGAGTGGCAGCGGGGAGAAGATCACGTCCAGCGCAGCTATCGAAAGATCTTCAAGCTTCTAGTCTCTGAGGGATACCAGAACGGAGCCTCAGAAGAAGATCTAGTGGCACGCACAGGCCTGTCTCTAGAGAAGATCCGCGAGGTCATCCGAGCTGTCCACGCGACCCCCATCAGCATTGACCTACCCGCCGATGAGAGGTCCACGGAGACCTTCTTCTACCCGACTCTAACCATCCCGACTCACCACAATGTGGAGTCCACGGCGGTAGAGACCATCATCAAGAACGCGACCTCTGAGGCGTATCGAGAACTCAGTGAGTTGCAGCAGGTAATCGTGGCCATGCACTTCTACGCTGGCTGGGAATTGCAGAAGATCGCAGCCGAGCTAGGCCTAGGTCTAACCGTCATCCGAGTAGCAAATTCTGAGGCTGTTCTCTCTCTACACAGGGCCATGAGAAGCCGAGTTCAAGATGAGGGGTAGAACCCTTGTTCTGGAGATAGTCAACCGCGTAATACAACTAGACCATCAAGGAGAAAAACTTGTCAGATCCGCAGTTCGATCTGTCCCCAGAGGACGCCGTTACCCAGATGCAGAAAAATCTCGATGAGATGAGAGAAGACACCCTTCGGGATCAGCTCAAAGACATCGACTCAGACACCGCCTATGAGTTGGGGTACGAGACAGCGTTGTTCGACTACCGTCACCTCACCGGCCCGAACCCTTTGGAGATCGACATCGTAGAAGTAGCTATCCCGGAAGAGAACAAGTAGATGAGACCCCGCGCCGCTGGCAAGCCCGCACCCTTCCAACGACACGCAATCGATCTGGGTAACCCCGACGTGAAGCGGGTGTGGAAGGACTCATTCCCCGCCTACCTCCTGGAGGCAGGAGACACTGTGGTGGACCACGGAGTGGTGTCTGACGTGCGAGTCTTCAAGTCCAACGTCCAGGTCCACTTCATCTCCGGAGAGGTGTACGTGGCAGCGAACAGAGAGGCCTTCAAGGCTTTCGTGAAGTCCGATGGCTGACGCACGTGAGCATGCGAAGACGATCCTCTCCGCAATCATTCCGAACCGGCGAGATCTCCTTGAGAAGGCTCTCCAGCATCTAACCCCGGCGCACTTCCCGGACAAGGTTCAGTCGAACATCTTCGTTCTCCTGGAGCGGTACTCCGACACCACGGGTGCAGTGATGACCCGCAGTGCTCTAGAAGATCTTCTGAGGGATCGAGATCCAGGTCAGCAGCTCCTGTACTACGAGAACTATGACCTGTTCTCAGCGAATGAGCCGACCGACGCCGAGTTCGTGTGGAGCATCGACCAGCTTCGAGTCCTTGCAGCCGAGAAGGCCACAGGTGAGGTTCTCACTGAGGCTATGGAGATCCTGGTCACCGGCAAGGAGACCCGCCTAGGGGAGACCATCAAGGGTCACCTCGATGCCCGGGCGTTCGCTCTAGAAGCCTTCGCGGACATCGACCGTGAGTTGACCATGCAGGAAGCTCCTGAGGGTGACATGCGTGACGAGCGCATAGACATCATGCAGGACTATGCAGATCGCAAGAAGGCGCTGGCTGAGGGAGACAAGCAGGGCATCCTCTTCGGCATCACCGAGCTGGACGCCAAGGTGGGAGGAATGCAGAACGGGGAGCTGGTTCTCTCCGTGGCCTACTCCAGTGATGGAAAGACTTCGTTGTGCGTGCAGACCGCGTGGCATGCCGCTGTGGAGCAGAAGAAGAATGTCGTCTTCCTTACCACTGAGACCCTTCGCCCTCAGGTTCGTCGCAAGCTTGTAGCCCGCCATAGCCGCCTGGACATCTTCGATCTACCGGAGGGTCTCAACACCCGAGATCTCAAGGCAGGGACGCTCTCACCGGCGCAGGAGGCCAAGTTCCAGGAGGTGGTGTCGGATCTAACGAAGAATCCCTCCTACGGGAAGATCTACATCGCTCAGGTCCCTCGCAACGCCACCATCTCCAGCATTGAGCAGCGGCTCTATCGCATCCAGCGCCGGTTCAACATCGATCTGGTGATCTGCGACTACCTCACCTTGCTCAAGCCAGACCGTAATCGGAACGACGACCGGCAAGAGATGAGCGCCATCGTCAAGGAGGCCAAGCAGTTGGCTACCACCTTCGATGACGGCAGGGGCGTTCCTCTCATGTCTCCCTGGCAGGTAAACCGAGCAGCCCGAGATAAGGCCGAGCAGTTGGGCTACTACACCAGTGCCTCTCTAGCTGAGACCTCTGAGGCAACGAACAGCGCTGACGTGATCATTTCGATCCTGGCTCCGCTGGACAACTCCAACCGATATGCAGAACTCAAGGGTCAGATCCTCAAGGCCCGCGACGGAGAGACCACCCAGTCTCTCCTGATGACCGTGGATTACGCCACGAGTCACTTCCAATCCAAGCCGTCCATGGGCAACTTCTCCTTCGCACCCGCACTAGGCGGTAGCGGTGGGGGAGGAGGCCTGGATGC